ATAGTCGCTATTGGATACGTTCTCAGGCAGACATGAATCAGCCAAGCCTGATCTTTGATTTTGGCACCTCTGAGCCTGACCTTACCTGATCGCCATGGCAGCTGATTTTACAATCACAGCTACAGAAACAACTCTGCCCGGCGGGATGCCAACGGCAGAGGTGGGGAGCGGTGTCTTTGCATTAATCACCGTTCTTGAGGCTGATGGTGCGCCAAACAGTAGCTCAAGCGCATCAGTGCCGCCTGCTGCTGGTGTTGACTTCCCTGCGCTTGCGCCTTCAGCGCGCACCTTTACGCAAGGATCGCAGCCGTTCAGCACTTTTCAGACCTACTCCGGCCTTGAAAATCGTGTGCTGCTTGGCGCCAATCAGATCGGTTTGTCGTTGAGCTTAGGCTTTCAAAACCTTACAGAAGCTCAGTACAACCTGATCTTTGCTCACTACCTTGCCGTGCAAGGCGGCTACCTAGATTTCAATCTCAGCCCAGAGGTATTGGCTGGCGTTTCAAGCTCGACCTATCTGCAGCCTGCTTCCTACACCTATCGCTATGCTTCGCCGCCTTCGGTGCAGTGGACATCGCCAGGCGTTGGCAGCGTGAGCGTTGATCTTGTTGCGTCCATCCCAATTCCTTAGACTCTGAGCAAGGCTTGAAGCGTCATGGCCAACAAGCAGTACACCGGCATTGATGGCGCTTTGTACGTCAACGGCTCAAAGGTCGCACGCGTTGAATCGTGGAACCTTAGCGGCAATGTTGACAGCCTAGAAACCACCAACCTTGGCCAGTACGCCAAAACCTACATCAACGGCAATCAGTCCTACTCTGGCAGCGCAACGATCTTTTATTACGAGAACGCAAGCAATCAGATTGAAGGCGCGGCATTGCTAGATGATGTGCTGCGTACCACTCAGACGCCAAACGCTCCGGCCACCGTGCTGAAGCTGCAGCTGAACAATGGCGGAGTGGCTGAAAGAATTCTTGAGTTCACTTGCCTGATCTCATCGGTTGATATCACGGCACAAGCCGCTCAGATTATTCAGGCCAACATTCAATACAATGTGACTGGCCCGCTCACCACCGTGACAGTTGTCTGATGGCTCTTTGGCTTGGTGAAGCAGGTGGCCTACGTCTTGGCCGAGCATATGCAGGACCTGCATATGGCTTGCTAGAGGCGGTCAACGTTGATATCGCCGAGAAGCGTTTTGACCTTGGTCTGGCCAAGACAAGCTTGATCACTGGCGATCAGGTCAAGTTCACGCGAGTTGACAATAGCGGTGTTTCTGGCGGTCCGCTTGATTTCATCAGCGGCGTGCTGGACACGGAGATTACGCTCTACGTCAACGTGGATGGCGTTGGCGGCATCAGGCTCTACGACCTGTGGAGCAATGCGCTTGAGGGCAGCCTTGATTCAGCCTTGACACTGGTGGCTCCCAGCGGTTCGTACCGAATCGCCTATGAGGTGGTCACTGATGTTGATCTCTGCCTAGCTCAGACCACCAGCTGGACGCTGAACACCAACCGCGAGCTTGCAGACTTCACAAGCCTTGGCGATGCCTTCCGCCAGCAGATGGGAATGCTTGTCTCGGGCAGCGGTGACATCACCTGTTTTTTCGATGCGAACTGGCGGCTGCAAGACGGCTCATATGACACCGAGTCCCCGGTCTACATGCACCAGCTAGCCATTCGGCAAGAGATCGGCTCTGATTTCACTGGTGTTTTTCTGCTCAAGCGCACCGATGCCATCCCGCTTGATGAGCTGTGCAACACCAGTGACCGCGCCTTGTTCTATCTAGCCAATTGCGTGGTGACATCAGTGGCCACTCAGCTCACGCCTGGCGAATTGATTCAAAGCCAAATCCAGTTTGTCACGACAGGCCAAGTCAGACTGTTGCACGACGTGGCCGGGAAGTACCTTCTCTAGAATGCGTCCAGCGCGGTATGCGCCTTTGACCGGGAGGTTTATCCATGTCGCTCAACGTCCGACATAAACACAGTTCCGTTCAGGATCAAGCGCCGCAGCCATCGGATCTGGTCAATGGCGAAATTGCGCTTAACATCAACGCGAACAGCACTGCGCTCTACACAAAAAACAGTGCAGGCGCTGTTGTCAAGCTGGCGCCGACTGATGCGCCGGTTGATTCGGTTTTTGGTCGCACTGGTGCGGTTGTGGCCGCCAATGGCGACTATGACCTAGGAGAGCTTGGTGATGTTGACCTAAGCACCACAGCGCCGACCAACGGCCAGTTTTTGTCTTACGACGGTGCCAACTGGGTGCCGGGTGATGTCGTAAGCAGCGTTGACCTTGGTTATACCTCATCGGCCACTGATGGCACGGTGACAAATAGTGCTGGCCTCGATGCCACTATCCCGCTAGTCACTGCTGCAGATGCTGGTCTCCTCTCGCCCGGCGACAAGACAAAGCTCGATGGCATCCAAGCCGGTGCAGAGGTCAATGCTGTTGATTCTGTTTTTGGCCGTACTGGCGCTGTAGTTGCCACTGACGGCGATTACGACCTAGGCGAACTTGGAGACGTAGACCTTACGACGACGCCGCCAAGCAGTGGCCAAGTTCTGAGCTACGACGGCGCCAACTGGGTGCCGCAAACAACAGCCTCAGCACCTGTTGATTCGGTCTTTGGCCGTACTGGCGCAGTTGTCGCGACAGAAGGCGATTACGAACTTGACCAGCTTGGCGATGTTGACCTGACAAGCTCCGCGCCAACAAGCGGGCAATTCTTGAAGTATGACGGTGCCAACTGGGTGCCGGGCAGCGTTGTAAGCAGTGTTGATCTTGCTTATACCCCGGCCGCCAGCAGTGGCACCGTAACCAATACGGCAGGAACCGATGCAACCATTCCTGCGTTCACTTCAACCAATGCCGGCCTAGTTGGTGGCAGCGGTGGCGGCACTGCTAACTACCTTCGTGCTGATGGCACATGGTCGGCACCTCCGGGTGATGCCACAGATCTTGGTTACACCGCCAGCGCAACGGATGGCACCGTAACTTCTAGCAATGGCACCGATGCCACGGTTCCGCTGGTCACAGGAACCAACGCCGGCTTGATGGCGCCTGGCGATAAGACAAAGCTAGACGGCATTCAGGCTGGCGCTGAGGTCAACGCTGTTGATTCAGTGTTTGGCCGTACCGGCACAGTCGTCGCCACCGAAGGTGATTACAGCCTTGATCAGCTGGGTGACGTTGATCTAACTACAACGCCGCCAACGACTGGTCAGATCCTGACGTATGACGGCGCAGGGTGGGTTGCTGATGACGTGTCAGTGCCTGACCCGTTGACGGTAAACAACCTCACGGTCAACACGCTGCTCACTGCCGAGCACATCCACGGCAACCTAGCCGGAAGCGTCTATATCCACGTCAAGAACACCGACACGGTGCAGCTTGATGCAGGAACGCCGTTTTATATCACTGGCACGGTTGGCGCCAGCGACCGCGTAGAAATCCAGAAAGCTGATAGTTCCGACCCCACCAAAGGCCCAGCAGTGGGCGTGCTGGAAACCACCCTCGCAATCAACGGCGAAGGCAACGGCGTCATCCTCGGTGAAATCTTTAACTTTGACACCGCCACCCCCGGCTGGAGCACCAACGACTCGCTGTATGTCGCCAACGGCGGCGGCCTGACCAACGTAAAACCAACTAGCGGCTACCGCCAGATCATCGCCTACGTCGGCCGCATCCAAGCAAGCACCGGCACCCTGGTACTAACTGGCACCAACATCGACCCAGTTGCAGGCAGCAACACTCAGATCCAATTCAACGATAACGGCGGCTTCGGCGGCTCCACCGACCTGACCTTTGATGGCTTCCGTGTTCTTGCTAGCGCCATAGGTTATTTCAACCGCCGCCCTGTTTTACATCGCGGTTCATTGTTCTACAAGACTGCTGCAACCACAGTAAGTATTATTGCTGGTTCTGTCTTGAATGGCGTTGCGTATAACACCGCTACGGCAGTGGCCATGCCGGGTAGTTTTACCAATAACACCGACTACGCCATTTGGCAAAACCCAACCACTGGTGCATTAGTGGCTGATGCGAGTTTCACGACAGCTCCAGCGGGTGCCACAGGTGGCAGCATCGTTGGTGGCTTCCATTACATCCCAAGTGGTCGCCCCACAGCATTCAACGAGGGCAGCCCAACAACAGCCGCAGAGGTGTTGGAATACAGCCTGTGGGATCTCACTTACCGGCCAAGCTGCCCCGATCCGCGTGGCATGGCCTGCATCGAAGGCGGCTACTGGATTGATCTCTACCTAACGGGCGCCACCAGTTATGCCGGCAGCACCTTTTCCGCGGTTCCCAGCAGCAAGATCGGCCTGACGATTGCAGATGGCAGCAGCGCACCGTTGGTGCCAGCGCAGTTTGGAGGCAATGGCAGCACCACATACGGCAGCTTCACCTGGTATGAAGCGTCTGAGATGGCCAGGAGCTTTGGGAAGAAGCTGCCTACCTACGACCAATTCTCAGCGGCTGCCTACGGTGCGCCTGAGGCTGGTTCTCGCGGTACTGATCCCGGCACAGTGCAGTGGGAGCGGGTGAGTCTGTTTGGCCTGGCGCAGGCGACAGGGACGCTTTGGCAGTGGGCGCAGGAGACCTGTACGTCCGATCCCCCGACGGGATGGCAGGCCGGCGTAACTGAGGGGCGCGGCGATGTCTATGGCTCGCCAACCCGCGCCCTCATCCTGGGAGGCAGCTGGAACGTCGGCTCCAATGCCGGTTCACGTTGTGCCGCCTGGCTCGACACTCCTTGGTACTCCGACATCAACCGTGGGTCTCGCTTTGTGGCCGGGCACCTGATACTTGCATAGGAGGCCCGACAGGGCCGAGCTCTATGACCAGCAAGCGAGCCTCTGCGGATCCCTCTAAGGAGGCTCATGGCCTTTACATGGTGGAGAAGTACGAGCGGGTGATCGACTACCTCTACCCGCTCGCGCAAACGATCCCCCGCAAACATGGCACCTTTCGGGAGCTGCTCATTCGGCAGCTCTTTCTGGTGGCCCAGCACCTTAACGACGCCATCAAAGCCAGCCAGCTCAGCCGCTGCTACGTCCTCGACGGCAGCCTTGGACAGCTCAGGCTTCTGCTGCGCTTCATGGTGCATCACAAGCGCAAACTGATCACCGAGCATCAACTGGAAACCGCCCAAGCGTTAGTGGGCGAAGTGGGCGCCATGCTTGGCGGTTGGATCAAACGATTGCAGGAGCAGAAAAAAGCTGGCAAGCTAGAGCGGGCTTGATGGGAGCGCCCTCATCCTGGGAGGCAACTGGAACAACGGATCCAATTCCGGTTCACGTTGTGCCAACTGGAACAACACTCCTTGGAACTCCAACAACAACATTGGGTCTCGCTTTGTGGCCGTGGCCACTGTCAAACACCATCACGCTCTGCTGTTTCTCCGGGGCAGCAGGCCGGTGCCAACCAGGTGCCAGCCATCAAGTCCAGCTTCGGCAAACTCAGGGCCGAGTGGTGGCAATGGCAGGGAGTAGCTCATCGAAACCTGCCGTCACCTTCCAATGGGCAAGAAGTTCCGCAATCTCTACGAACAGATCTATCAGTGGGACAATCTGCTGACGGCTTATGCCGAGGCTCGGCGTGGCAAGACCTACAGCAGCTCCTACCTGCGCTTCAAGGATTACCACCTCGCCAACCTGCGCAAACTGCAGCTTCGGCTGATTGAAGGCGGCTGGCGACCTGACCCGCAGCTGCAGTTCGAGATCATCGACCCTAAGAAACGCACGATCAGCTGTCAGAGTTTCCGCGACAGGGTGCTGCACCACGCCTTGATCCAAGTGGTGGGGCCGATCCTGGACGATGCGATGATGCCGCAGGTGTTTGCGTGCCGGATCGGACTGGGGACGCATCGCTGTGTCACCCGAATGCAGCAGCTCATGCGGCAGAACCCTGATGGATGGGTGCTGCACGTGGACTTCAGCAAGTTCTTCCCGACCATCCCGCAGGATCTACTGCTCACCTATCTGGGCAAGAAGCTCACTTGTCGGCGCACATTGCTGTTGATCGAGCAGGTGCTGAGCGTGCAGCCCGATGGCCTGCCGATCGGAGCGCTCACCAGCCAGACCTTTGCCAACTACTGGGGCGGCCGGCTTGACCGCTTCATCGCGGCTCAAGGCATCGGCAGCTTTGTGCGCTACATGGATGACGCAGCCGTCGTCATGCCAAGCAAGGCCAAGGGCCTACAGCTAAAGGATGAGATCTGCGACTTCGTTGCCAACGAGATGCAGCAGCGCATTGGCAAGTGGAGCCTGATTCCAGTGAAGCGTGGCATCACCTTCTGCGGCTTCCGCATCCGCCGCAAGTTCAAGCTGGTGAAACGGCAGTCGATGATCCGTCAACGCCGCCGACTCAAACTGGCACTGGCGCATGGCGATTACGACGGATGGCGATGTTCGCAGATTGCGTGGATGGGACACCTACGCCACGGTGACGGTCAGAATGGGCTGAAGCACATGGGTCTTGCAGCGCCATGCTGATCATCAACACACCGTCCGATCTGACCACTACCAAACCCAGTGCAGAGCGCACGGCCTTTTTGAGCAGCTTGCTCAACGACTTCATCACATTCGATGATGCGGTTTACCCACAGGACTACGACACCAGCTTGCAGCCGGGTGATACGGGCTATATCGAGCCTGTGATCCGTAAGGAATGGAATGCTGGTGCTGCTGCAACGTGGGGTTTCAATTCCCGCGATGATGTAGAGCAAGCCGTTCAGGAATAGACTGATCCCAATACCGGCATCGTCTGGGTCTATTCCAGCGACACCGGACAGTGGAGCCAGCAGCCCTAGTGCCCTCGACTACTGGGTCTGTTAAACCCGTCCCATGGAACGCCACTTAACCACAGCAGGTGCAGTGCTGGCGGTGCTCACGGCAATCGTTGGCGCCACCATCGCCATCGAAACCCGCTACGCCAAAAGCGCCGAGGTGAAGGCGCAACTGGAGGACTATTACGCCAAGCAGATCAAGCTGCGCATTCTTGAGATCGACCTGAAGCCTGAGCCGACACCTGCTGACCGGGCTTTGCGGCAGTACCTGCAGCAGGAGTTAAGCGAAGACAAGCGTAATTAGGCACTGCGGCAAGTTAGTCGGCTAGTATTCGCAAGCAATCTTTCACCGAGGGATCGCAAGCGTCCGTAGCGTCCGGCTGCGGTGAGGCTGGCACCGCGTGAGGACCAGCTACCGGACAACCTTTTAAATCACCATCTTTGTGGAAAGTGCCGGATCCTCTTCATGCGCTAGAGGATCAAACGAGCCATCCACGTTTGCATCACCAACAGGCTGAGGCGCGTCACGTTCAGCATCCATCGCCTCTAGCGAAGCTAGCCACGAATCAAGCGCATCACGCGAAGCTGTTTTGAGTGGCAGTGACAGAAACTTGCGCAATGGCTTCAGCTCTCGAAAATACATGCTGCAACCCTTGCGGTAGGCGATGAAATATCGACCATCCCAATCCCTGCCGGTTTCAACGGTCATGCCGCCGTGCAGATTCAAGCGATCGCGCTTCATAGACTTCAATCAAAGGGTCGGAAGATGGACGCGCAAACCAGGAAAAATTGGCTCAAGGTAAAGGCAGCACTTGAGGCAGCAGGTAAGACCGATTGCGACTTTTACCGTCGTGCCTGTGCAGTAGAGCGGACTGGCAATGATCCAGGGCCACCGTTTGCCCTAAAATAGTTGCGGCAGCGAGTTCCAGCTCCTGCCGCTGACCAACTCACCTAACTGAGCTGATGCAGGAATTATGGCGACCCGTGGTGGGGTACGAAGGGCTGTACGAGGTTTCGGACCACGGAAGAGTAAGAAGTCTTGACGGAGAACGCTGGAACGGGCATAGGGTTCACCATTTCAATGGCAAAGTACTGACACTGCTCGGTGCCAATTCTCGTTACATGCACGTGGCCCTGTCCAAAGATGGAAGAGTTTGTTGCAAGCGCGTGCACTCTCTAGTTGCGGAGGCTTTCCTACCGCCTTGCCCAGGGGTACGAGGGAGGAAAGGTGATCAGTGGCACGTTGATCACATAGACGACAACCCAAAGAACAACAGAGCAGACAACCTGCAGTGGTTGACTTTTCGTGAAAACGTCTTTGTCAAGACGAACAGACAGCGCGACAGACTTGGCAGGTTTATCTAGTACCGCCAACGTATGCGCCCGCCGCCAGGGCGCATTCCTAGGTGACAAAACCCACGGGGTGCGCCGTAGCCAACGCTATGTGGCCAATGCTTATCGCAGTAATCCTGCACCGCTTGGATGCTGACACCATCAATCAGAAAATCAACAGCGCCTTTGCCTGGCACTGAATA